ATGGAGATGGAACGGGCCGATATCGTCATCGTTGGGGCTGGCCATGGCGGGGCGCAATGCGCGATCGCGCTGCGCCAGAACGGCTTTGCCGGGAGCATCATGGTGGTCGGCCGCGAGCCGGAATATCCCTATGAGCGGCCGCCGCTGTCGAAGGATTATTTCGCGCGCGAAAAGGCGTTCGAGCGCTTGCTTATCCGCCCGCCGGCCTTCTGGGCCGAAAAGGATGTGAACTTCCTGCTCGGCACCGAAGTGACGGCGGTCGATCCGGCCGGCAAGCAACTGACGCTCTCCGACGGACGCAGCCTTGGCTATGGCAAGCTCATTTGGGCGACCGGCGGTGATCCACGCCGGCTGACCTGCGCGGGCGCCGATCTGGCCGGCGTCCATGCGGTGCGGACCCGCGCCGACTGCGACGCGCTGATGGCGGAAATCGATGCCGGCAAGCGTGAGATCGTGGTCATCGGCGGTGGCTATATCGGGCTTGAGGCGGCGGCGGTGCTGAGCAAGATGGGCCTCAAGGTCACTTTACTGGAAGCACTGCCGCGCGTGCTGGCGCGGGTGGCGGGCGAGGAGTTGTCCGCCTTCTACCAGCAGGTCCATCGCGACCATGGCGTCGACCTGCGCCTGGATGCCAGGGTCGATTGCCTGGAGGGGGCGGACGGTCAGGTGACGGCGGTGCGGCTGGCGGATGGCGAGCGCATTCCCGCGCAGGCGGTGATCGTGGGCATTGGCATCATCCCGGCGGTCGAGCCGCTGATCCGTGCCGGGGCGAAGGGCGCCAATGGCGTCGATGTCGATGCCGGGTGCCGCACCTCGCTGCCCGATATTTACGCCATTGGCGACTGCGCCGCCTTTGCCTGCGACTTTGCCGGCGGGCAGGTGATGCGGGTGGAATCGGTCCAGAATGCCAATGACATGGCGACCTGCGTGGCGAAGGCGATCTGTGGCGACGAACGGCCCTATCGCGCCTTCCCCTGGTTCTGGTCGAACCAATATGATCTCAAGCTCCAGACCGCCGGGATCAACGCGGGCTTCGACCAGACAGTGATGCGCGGCACGCCCGCCGACGGCGCCTTCTCGATCGTCTACCTCAGGGACAGCAAGGTCATTGCGCTCGACTGCGTGAACAGCGTCAAGGACTATGTCCAGGGGCGCAAGCTGGTCGAGGCAGGAGTCAGGCCTGACATTGCGAATTTGGCAGATGTCGATATGGCACTCAAGGTGCTTGTTGACGTGTAGAGATTGAATATATTTCGTAAAATTGGCGTTGGCTGTCCGAATAATTCCGGACCATCTAAGGCTATATTTACGAAAATCGAAGATATGTACTTAGATTTTGCCTAGTGACTGACTGTTTCAGCCAGTGCGATCCCTCCAAATTTTATCCTGATGGGCCCGAGATATATCGATCTAGGCAGGCCTGGGCGGGCAGGACAGGCGGACGCCTGAATTCTTGTCAAATTGCGAATTTGGGCATCGTATCGGATTTGATCGGGAAAATTTGGCGGAGCGGGAGGAAGCTAAATTTTCAGGATAAAGCTTTGAAATCGCTAAAGGATGACCGGGGTCAAACCTCACCATACCATACATCAAACCATATCAGCGGAAAGATGCTTTCTGTCTGACCCGCAGCGCGGCAGCACGGATATTGGATACCTCATCTCTATATAACGGCAGGCTCATTTAGTCGTCGGGGGTGGTGCGGGAAAAATGTAATCGAGCCGACCGTCCATATAAAACAATGACTTAGGGCCGATCATAATAGTAATTTAGTTATAACCGAATTATAGTTTTTGAAGGTGATCGGAGGAGCAAAAAAAGTCCTTTGTTTTCAGATAGATTACATTTTTGCCCCTCTATCGATTGGCTTCGATTACGGTTCGGGTGCAATCAAAGAATGGCGGTTTTCTGCGGCTTTCGGATAGGCATAGCGGGTGGATCGGCTCGATTACAGTTTTCCCGCATGAACCCTGCGGCAATGCTCGGAGACATTCAAAATCGGAAAATCGCAGAGGCCTGCCTCTCGATCGCTCTGGGTGCATCAAAATGCATCAGCGCAGGCCGCCTTCAGATCAGCAACTGGCCAAGGATCTATGCCGCTTTCCGGGGAGGGGGATGGTGCATCAAAAGGGACATAAAAAGCGCGCGGGCGAGGCGGGGGAATAAGCGCGTTTTGAGGGATGGCAGCCGCGCCGCTGCCGCCTGCGCCGCGTCCACGCGTGCTTGCCTCCGCAAGCGCAGCGGGCAGATTCGGTTGATAACGAAATGTTTACGAAAATTGGTGAGTGACGGATTTGGGTTCCGGCGGCCTGAAACAGCGGCCCGGCTGTCGGACCCACCCTGCTACAATCTAATCGAGAAAAATGATCGGCTCGGCGTTGCCGGGGCATGCCTTTCTTTCCGCGTTCAGATGAAATCCGGGTACGCTCAGCGCCTTTCCATTGATGATCGCCCCCCGAGCCATAGTCTTCTTTCCACAAGCCACGCATCGACCTATGCCTTGAGAAGCTGATCGCACCTCCCGATGTGAAACCATGGCACGTCTCCCCAACGCCTCTGCAACCAGCTCTCAGCCTGGAGCGGGTCATACATACGAAGAGCGTAATTCCAATTCGGAACTATACCACAACCCGTAATTCGGGGGGCAAGGCATAATCTGCCTGATAATCGTGCCGCGTGATCCGTGGCGAAGCGCTATATGTGCTGAAGCTTTCCATCGGTACCGCAGAGCCGCAATAGCCGCATTCAGCCATCATCCTGCCGACGATCCACTGTTGCCCGCCGCAGCCCGGACAGCGGTTTGGCTCGCCTGCGCGATAGAGGGGCATAAAGCCCTTGGTTGCAAGTGCTGATGAATGCGGGACGAGCCCGCTCAATACACTCAACATAACGTCGCCCTTTCCATTGATCTGCATTAAGCAACGGGTCGACGCTGAGATGGTTTCATTAACAGAATGAAATGCACGAAAATGGCGCCATTTCCGTAACGGAAATGGCGCCAAAAAAATTTATGAGATGGGCGAAATCCCAAGGCTATGCGTCATCCACCCTTCGCTTTTGAAATTTCACCGCCTCAAAACCAAGCTGGTCGTTGAGATCGAGGAACACGGACTGCAACGGCTCGATCTCAAGTTCGAAGAAGCTGTCGAGCGCCTTGCCGGGATCCCCGAAGCCACCCGCGTTGGCGGGGATGATGCCCAGCAGCTGGGGCGGCACGCGATGCGCGGCCAGCACATCGTCCCGCGTCGTATTCTTGATGCCCATGAATTCATCCTTCGCGCCCACCTCGGCGATCGGGATGATCTTGATGCCGCCTTCCTTCCCGTCAGGCGAGTGGACGAACATGTTGCGGAAATTGCCCGGCCCCTTGGCCTTCTTCAATGCCGCCCGCATCGCATCGACATCACCATTGGCGAACTGGCCAGTGGCATAGAGGATATAACCCGCATGGCTCCCATTCTCGAAATAACGACGCCGGAATAGCGTGGCATTCTCGTTGAGCAGGGCGGACTGGAGCGCCGACAGATATTCCGGCAGGCCATAGATTTCCTGGTTGATGTCGGGCGCGAGGATCTGATGCACCGTCCCCAGATCGAATTCGCGTTCGTTGCGATAGCCCGGCACCCACCAGAAGCGGCCCGGCTCGACGCCGCGCCGGGTATATTTGGCAAGGCAATGCTCCAAGCGCATGACGCCGCCCAGCTGGTTGCGGATCTCCTGCGCATAGGCGGTGCCCATCACCAGATAGTCCTGCACCATGCCCGCAAAGACCTTGCGGGTCAGCCACCGTGTGGGATCGAGACTGGCCGCAAGCAGGTTGCGCTTGAGCATGATCGCGCTGCTATGGTGCGGTGACGCGCGAAAGGTTCGGGCAAGGCCGTCGAGCGACACCGGCGGCTCGTACCAGCGGCCATTGTCCCAGCACTCCAGCATGTCGAGCATGGTGGCGCGGCTGTTGACCGGCTCGGGATCCCCGAAGGTGAAGGCCTCTACCGCGCCCCGGCGGTTGTCGTTGGCAACAACGATCGCGCCGTCAGACGCTGCCGCAGATTCCCGGCGGCTCATTCTCTGGGCACCTTGGCGGCGTGCGCGCTTGCTCATTCGATAATCTCCATCGTGCCCTTTGGCGCTTCCTTGCCATCGAGCGGTTCATTCATGAGGATGTGCATGGTCGCCCAGGCGAGATCGGCGTGGCCGTCTTCGCCGCCGCGCCCGGCCTTGAAGGTGACGCTGCGCCCGCTGGTGGTCAGCGTTTTCTTGATCGAGACGAAGGCGGACACGATGTCGAGCAGGCCGCTGTCGAACGCGAGGCGGCCCCGGCGGACGACGTTCTGCGCCTTCATGACCATCTGGGTTTTGAGTTCGAGCGAATATTCGATCTTGGCGATCGAGCAGCCCGGCATCGCCCCCGGCTTGGCGAGCAGCTGATAGACGCCCGCGCCCACGCCCTTGGCGTCGATGCCCAGATAGGTGCAGTTGTATCGGCTCAGTACCGCCTTGATGAAATCGGCCTGCTGTTCGAAGTCGAGGCCGCGCAGCTGGTGGCGCTCAAGAATACGGAATTTGCCGCCTTCGGCCAGCGGCGGCGCGGCAACGACCAGCGCGGCATTGTCGCCATTCTCGCTTTCCTGCGGATCATAGCCCGCCCAGACCGCACGATTGCCATAGGGCCGCGCCGCCTCCGGGTTGAAATCCTGCCATTCGACCAGACTGTCACAGCCGCAGGCGATCAGGTCATTGAACTTGAAGGCCGACAGGCTGTCGTCCACGAACTCGCACATATAGAGGTTGGCGAATTCGTCGGGGGCATATTCGTCTTCCAGTTCCTCGATATCGAACAGGTCGCAGCCGCCCGCCTCCGCATCGCGGATCGTGACGATATTGCGCCAGATCCGGTCCGGCCCGACGCTGCCGATGGCGAGCGCGGCATGGCTGACATCGATTTCGATCCGGTCGGCTTTCTTGCGGCGACGGTTGCGCCGCTCCCCGGTCCAATAGGGATGCGCGGGGTGGGCGATGGTCGATGGCGTGGAGAAATAGGTTTTCCGCCATTTCTTGTGCGTCGCCATGCCCGACGCGACCTTGTTCAGTTCCTCGAACGAATGGACCCAGAAGAATTCGTCAAAATAGAAATTGCCGCTGCGGCCCTGCGCGGTGCGGAAATTGGTGCCCAGAAAATGCAGTTCCGCGCCGGCATCCTCCGGCGGCAGCAGATCCGACGTGATGACCATCGGATCACCCGCCAGCGCGACGCCGACCAGCTTGGCGAAGCTGACGATATAGGATCGGAACTGATGCGCCTGGGCTTTCGATGCCGACAGGAATATCTGGTTACGCCCCGTCTTGATCGCGTCCATCAGGGCTTCGAAGGCGAAATAATAGGTCGCGCCGATCTGGCGCGATTTGAGGATCATGCGGGTGCGCTGATCCTTCTCTTTCCACCAGCGCAGCTGATAATCGAAACAGCCGTCGAGGAAGATGCGCTTGAGCTCTTCCGCCTGTTCCTCGGTAAAATGGTTCTTCTTGGGCTTCTTGCGCTCGCCCGAATTGCGGTTGGCCACCTTGTCGTTGAGGTCGCCCGCATGGCCGCCCGGCGCTTCATAGCGGCGGACCTTCGCCAGACTTTCGATGGAGCGATTGAGCGCGTCCATCTCGACCAGATCGGCGCTGGTCTTCTTTTCCTTGGCGATCAGGGTCAGCAGGCGGATTTCAAGCCCGTCCTCGATCTTCCTGATCGATGGCGCGTCGTCCCAGCGCTGGCGCTGTTTCCATGATTCGATGGTGGATCGCCCGAAGGCCTTGCCCTTCTCGTTGACGACGCCGTGCAGGCTGAATTCTTCGGTGATCTGCGTGATGCCCCACCCGCGCCAGTAGAGGCTGCGTGCATGGCGCTCGGGATCGAACCGCAGATAGGCGGACAGCGGCCCGGTCTGTTGGGGGACATAGGTTGTCATCGGGTCGGACCATGCCCCGCGCCCAAGCCGCATATCATCGGCGTCTATTTGGATAGAGGCCTGTCCAAATGCAGGGCCTTGAGCCTGCCCGCTTCTCAGCCCTTTTTTGGCTCCAACGTCAGGGGCACGCCGCCCCGCAACCACGGGAACCGGAACCGACCATGGCCAAGAGCAAGTTTTTCCGCGCGTTTGTCGAGGGCTTCACCGTCAGCGACGGCCGCAAGATCGAGGCGTCTTGGATTGACGATATCGTCGCCACCTTCAACATCGCCAACTACACGCCGCGCATCAACGTCGAGCATATCAAGGGCTATAGCCCCGAGCCGCCGTTCAACGGCTATGGCGATGTTGTCGCGGTCAAGGCGCAGACCGACGAATTCACCATCGACGGCCAGACCGTTCGCCGCCGCGCCCTCTATGTGCAGGTCGAACCCAATGATCAGCTGATCGCCATGCGGGCCAAGGGTCAGAAGCCGTTCCCGTCCGTGGAGATCTCGCCCGATTTCGCAGGCACCGGCAAGATTGGCCTGACTGGCCTTGGCCTGACCGACAATCCGGCCTCGCTCGGCGTCGAAGCATTCAACTTCGCGGCTCTGAAACCCATGTTCGATGCGCGCAAGTCCGCACCGAACAATCTCTTCTCGGAGGCTTTCGAAGCCGTCGAGATCGAGATGGAAGATCTGCCCACCGACAGCAACGGCATCGCCGCTGCCATCGCGGCGGGCTTCGCCAGCGTCGCCGCCAAGTTCACCGGCTCCAAGGAAAAGCCGCAGGAACAGCCGGAAACGCCCAAGCCAGCGAACGACAACGGCTTCGACGCTGCCGCTTTCAGCACCGCCATGGGCGAGCAGGTCGCCGCCGCGATCAAGCCGATCAGCGATGGCCTGACCAAGATGCAGGGCGATTTCACCGCCCTGCAAACGCGCCTCGAATCGACCGAACATCCCGGCAGTTTCAGCCGCCAGCCCGCCACCGGCGGCGGCGGTAATTCGGCGCTGCTGACCGACTGCTGATCCTCACACCGCGCCCTTCCTCCATCGGAGACATCTGCCCATGCTCACCTCCACCCGCCTGCTCATCCATGCGTTCGTCTCGCAGGTCGCGAAGCTCAATGGCCTGCCTGACGCGCTTGTCGCCGTTCCCGGCAAGCTGGATGAATTCAACGTCGCGCCCGCGATCGAACAGAAGCTTCAGGCCAAGCTGCGCGAGATCAGCGACTTCATGTCGCGCGTCAATGTCGTGCCCGTCGTCAATCAGCAGGGGAGCCGCGTCGGCGTTGGCGTCAATCGTTCGCTCGCGAGCCGCACCAATCGTGCGGCGGGCAATCGCCGCACGCCGCAGGACATCACCGGGTCCGATCAGATCGACCAGTATCTCTGCAAAAAGACCGACTATGACTATGCTTGGTCCTACGAACTGCTCGACGCCTGGTCGCATCAGCCCGAATTCCAGCAGCTGATGCGGGACGCGGTTCTGGCGCAGAAGGCCGAAGACGTCATGTGCATCGGCTTCAATGGCGTGGATGCGGCGGCGGAAACCGATCGCGAGGAATTCCCGCTGTTGCAGGACGTCAATTTTGGCTGGCTGCACAAGATCCGCACCTATGCGCCTTCCCGCGTCATGAAGCATGGCACCAAGGATGCGCTCAAGATCTACGTCTCCGACACCGGCGAGGCGGATTATGTGAACCTCGACGCGCTGGTCTTCGACGCGATCCAGAACCTCATCCACGAACGCTACCGCACCTCGACCGATCTGGTCGTCATGGTCGGCAGCGACCTGGTGCATGAGAAATATTTCAAGATCGTATCGGAAGCCGGTGACAAGGCGACCGAACAGGTCGCGCGCGATGTGATCCTGTCGAGCCGCCAGCTGGGCGGCAAGCCTACAGTGCAAGTGCCCTTCTTCCCGGCGGGCACCATCCTCATCACCAGCTTCAAGAACCTGTCCTATTATTGGCAGATCGGCACCGCCCGGCGCGCCATTCAGGACAATCCTTCGCTCGACCAGATCGATAATTTCGAGAGCATCAACGACGCTTTCATGGTCGAAGAGTATGGCAAGGCCGCCCTGCTCGAAAACATCCAGCTTGGGCCGAAGGTTTAATCCTTCGGCTCGCGCCCGCCCTCTTCGCGCAGGAACGACATCATGACACCAGCACGTGCCCATCGGGAGCGCATGGCCGCCCTTGCCGCCGCCGCTGACCCGAAACCGGTCGTATCCTCGCAGGAGGGCGGGCAATCCCTTGCCGCCCATGTCGAGCGCACCCCCGCGATGATCTATCGCGAACAGGCGGCCGCCAGCGTCATCGCCGCCGCGCCCGAAGGGGCAACGTCCGCTGAAGACAGGATCGCAGCCCAGATCGTGCTGCGCCTCACGCATGACCTTCGCCGTCTCAAGGAAATCAAATCGATCGATTTGAAGGTCGCCGCCAAGCGGGAGATGATCCCGGAATATCGCGACTGGATCGCCGGCCTGCTGCTGGCCGACACGGGCGTTGGAACCGGCCTGATCGCCGATGTCGCCCCCACCATCATGGTCTGGCAGATCGACACCGGTGATTTCGCTGCGGCGCTCGACATCGGCGACTTCCTGCTGCGGCATAAGGTATCCATGCCCTCGCGCTATAATCGCGACGTGGCGACCGTACTGGTCGAGGAAATCGCGACCGCCGCGCTCAAGGCGCAGGGCGCGGGCGCATCCTTCCCGATCGCTATCCTCGATCGCGTCGCTGATCTGACCGGCCATCTCGATATTCATGATGAGGTGCGCGCCAAGCTGCTCAAGGCGATCGGCGTCGAGCAGCTGGGCGAAGCGGAAGATCTGCCCGCCGATGACGCTTTCAACGCGCTGACGGCGGCAGTCTCGACCCTCAATGAAGCCCAGCGCCTGCATGATCGTGTGGGCGTGAAGGACAAGATCAAGCGCGGCCTCAAGCTGATGGCGGCCATCACCGCCGCCCGCGAAAAGGCCATTGCCCAGCAGAATGACGAACAGGGCGGCGATCAGGCCGCCTGACAGGCTCGCCCCCGGCGCTCAGGGGCGGATCGCGCGATGCGGGAAGGCCTTCGGGCCGCAGGGCCGCACTCTGCCCCGATCCTCACCCCTGTAAGCCGGTGGGCCGCTGCCAAGGATGATGACGATGATTTCGCTCCCGCTGATCCTGACCGCTCTCGCCCTGGCATTCATGCTGGCCGTCGCTGCCCATGATGTGCGCGAGATCCTGTCCTATCTCGATCTCTTCCGTCGCCTGCTGCCGCCCGATCTGCCGCGCGAACTGCGCGCGCTGCTCTGGCGGCAGAATATCTGGCTGGGCTTCCCGGTCCGCACGGCGATCGGCCTGCTGTTCTGGTTGTGGATGGCCTTCCTTCTCGCCTGCCATCTGGCGAAGATGGCGATGACGCCATGAGTTTCGTCGCTCTCCCGCCCGCGTCGGCGATCGATCAGGCCCCAGGGCAAGAAACGCCGGTCATTAATGACGGCTTCTTCCCCGACATCGACCCGCTGGCCGTGCGGGATGCGGCGAGGATCACCGGCAGCATCACGCCCGCCCGCCTGCGCGCTGCCATCATCGGCGCGATCATGACGGTGGAAATCGATCTGCGCGCCTTTGCCGCATCCTCGATCGCGGCGGGCCATGCCAGCCTTGCCGACATTCCCGCGCCCCAGCTGGACGGGCAGAGCGTGCAGCTGTTCCGTTATCAGCGTGCCGTCGCCCTCTATGCCAAGGCGGAACTGATCGCCCGTCATCCCGATTTCGACACCACGGGTGCGGGCGACAATCGGGCAGACGAAACCACGCCCACGATCGGCGAACTGCGGCGCGACGCGATGCATGCGATCCGCGACATGCTGGGCGTCACCCGAACCGTGGTCGACCTCATCTGATGGCCGCCGAGCAACGCCTTGTTGCCCGCTCCGGGGACAAGCTGGACCTGCTGCTCTGGCGCGATGCCGGGCTTGGTCCTGCTGAAATCTCCCGCGTCTGTGACGCCAATCCGGGCCTTGCCGATCTTGGTCCCATCCTTCCGCTGGGCACCATCGTCATCGTGCCCGCAACCGCCGACACCAGCGCAACGCGCGTGCTGCCCCTCATTCAGCTTTGGGATTGATCCATGGACCTGCGCACTCTTCTTGAATCCACGGCTGATCTTGTCGGCTCCCTCACGCCCTCGCTGATCGGTTCCGCCGTCGCGCAGGCATGGAAGCCGGCCCTGCCGTTTCGACAGCGTTTCCTCCAGTGGGTAGTGGGATCGACGGTCAGCTATTATGCGACCATCGCCGTCATCGCCGTGACGGGCTGGAGCCATTTCGCCGCGCAGTCGATCGCCTTTGCTGTCGCGCTACTCGCTTTCGACGCCACTCCCCGCATCGCAAGGGCGCTTGTCGACACGCTGACCAGCGTGCCGGGGCGCGTCGCTGACCGTTTCCTGCCGAAAAAGGATTGATCCATGAGCATCGAAACGCTGATCGACAATGTCATCGGCCGCGAAGGAGGCTATTCCAATCATCCTTCCGACAGGGGCGGTGCCACCATGTGGGGCATCACTGAACGGGTCGCGCGCAAGCATGGCTATAAAGGCGACATGCGCGCCCTCCCGCGCGCAACCGCGGTTGCCATCTACCGTCAGGAATTTGCGATCGACACCGGCTTTGCCGCCGTCGCCCAGATCAATGAGGCCGTGGGCGAAGAACTGTTCGACACCGGCGTCAACATGGGGCCGGCTGTTCCCGCGCTCTGGTTTCAGGAATCGCTCAACGCCTTCAATCAGCAGGGCAAGCTCTATCCTGACATCAAGGAAGATGGCGACATCGGCCCCAAGACGCTCGCGACCTTCCGCACCTATCTCAAGGTGCGCGGCGCCGATGCCGAACGGGTCTTGCTCCGCGCGCTCAATTGCTCGCAGGGCGAGCGCTACAAGATGCTCGCCCGATCGCGCTCCGCCAATGAAGATTTCGTGTTCGGGTGGTTCAGGAATCGGGTTGCATGAGCGTCCGCCTGACACTGGCCGCTGCGCTCGCCGCCTGCCTGATGGGCGCTTCTGGCTTCGCCTATGGCGTCCATGTCGGCACCGCCCAGGAACAGGCGGCGCAGAAGCGTGCGGACGATGCCCGCGAGGCCGAACGGGCCAAGCTTCAGGCGCAGATGGATGCGTCCGCGCAGCAGCACCAGGCCGCCGAATATGCGCGGCAGGGCGCAATCAGGGAAATCTACCATGAAAGCCAGAAGGTCATCGAGAAGCCGGTATATCGCAGCGTCTGCATTGATGCTGATGGTGTCGGCCTGCTCGACCGCGCCGCAGCCACGGCCAACGGCGAAGATCCCGGCGCATCTGCTGGCGGCGCCCGCCCGATTGCCCATGGTCCAGCGGACTGAGACGGGCGAGATGACCGGAGCGCAATGCCATGGAAGCCTGACCAGCATCTATGATGTCGCGGGCCAGATCCGCGCGACCCTGATCGCATTGCAGGCACAGGCCCGCATCGCGAACGGGGAGGCAAACTGACGATGCGCAAGGCCGATAGTCTGCGGCAATGGCTCACCGCCTTGCTGCCGGATCTGAAAACCCATCCTGACCGCCTGCAAATCTATGTCGAGGGTGGTCAGATCGGTGCGCGCCAGTCTCGCACGCTGTCTTTCGTCTATGCCTACACGCTCAAGGTCGGGATCTGGGATTTTGCCGGAGATGCTGACAAGATCATGGTGCCCATGCTTGCATGGATCGAGAAGGAACAGCCGCAGCTGCTGCGCCGTGGCGATTCCCAGCCCTTCACCTTCGAAGCCGAACTGCTCGACAGCGAGGCATCGGACATATTGATCTCGATCGACCTTACCGAAACCGTATTGGTCCTGCCGCGCGCCGATGGCAGCGGCTATGATCTCCAGCACCCACCCGAGCCGGATTTCACGGACGCCTTTGAAGGCGACGCCATGAATTTCTCTCAGGTGCTGGCGGGTGATGAACCGATCTTTCCTGATCCCGCCGCATGACCGACGATCTTGCCGAAGTCGAACGCATAGCGGGCGCGCTGATCCGCAGCCTGTCGTCGGGCGACCGCCGCACCCTCATGCGTCGCATGGCCCGCGATCTGGTGCAAAGCCAGCGCGCGCGTATCGCTGCCCAGCGGCAACCGGACGGCGCACCATTCGAGGCCCGCAAGCAAAAGCCCGCGCCGGTGTCAGGCAGAGGCGCGGCCTGTTTCCTATACCCTTCGGACGGCGGTGGAGAGCTGCGCAGGGTCATCATGAAAAGCTTCACATGGGGCAATGGCCGCATGATGACCGGCTTCGATATCGAGGCTGGCGGCATCCGTTCGTTTGAATTCGACAAGATCGTCAAATGGCTGCCGGTGCCGGAAGAATATCGCAACGCGGGCGGCAGCAGTCTCCGCCGCCGGGGCGGCCTGCGACGTCGCGCCATGTTCCGGCGCCTGGCGAGCGGGAAATTCCTGCGGACCGGGATTGATGAGCAAGGCTTTTGGATCGGCTTCTCCGGCAAGGTGTCGCAGATCGCAGGCGTCCACCAATATGGTTTGCGCGACAAGCCGTCGCTGCGGGCGCAGGCGGTTTCCTATCCCAGGCGCGAACTTTTGGGGGCGACGGCTGCGGACCGCGATCGGCTGCTCGACCTCCTGTACGCGCATGTTGCGGAGGCTTGAACGGCTTTCCTTGGCCGATAGGCGAATGTCCGGTCCGAAGCGCAGATTGCGGGTAAGCTGCCATTTGGATTGCGCCCGAATCGCTAAAGCGGCGTTGCCCATCCTTTCAGACCTATGTAGCGTCGGCACGAACTTGAGAAGGCGTCAAAATCTTGAATGACAGCAACCTGAACGGGCAGGACCGTGAAATTCGCACAACAGCGGTGGACTTTTCATTTGGCGAGCTTCTCAATCTACACCGAGACGATGAAATTGTTATACGCCCAGAGTATCAAAGGCTATTCCGGTGGTCTAACGAACAGCGCTCTCGACTAATCGAGTCGATCATCATGGGGCTCCCGATCCCGCCAATCTTTCTTATCGAGAACGATAATGGAGTTTTGGAGCTTATCGATGGCCTTCAAAGAACTAGCTCTGTTCTCCAATTCTTGGATCACAATGCCATCGGACAACCGGAGCTGATTCTCGAAGGCTGCGACTTTATAAAAGATCTCAACGGAAAGACTTTGAATACTCTCGATACTGTCACGCGCCTAAAAATCAAAAGGACGCCCATTAGGGCAACTATCATTAACAAATCTGGCGACGCTTTTGTAAAGTATGAGCTATTCAAGCGCCTTAATACAGGCGGTTCGCTTTTGTCTGCTCAAGAAATTCGCAACTGCTCGTCTCGGATGATTGATGGCGGCGCTGATTTCTATGAGATTCTACAAAGCCTCGCACAGTCTGCTGATTTTTCTTTGGCAATTTCGCGCCTTCCCGATAGTATGGTGGAACAGCGAGCAAATGAGGAGTTAGTGCTTCGATTTTTCGCCTTGGTAAATTCCCGAAACTCGTTCAAGGGAAATATCGAAGAGTGGCTCGACGGTTATATGGAATGCGTCTTATTCGACTTGTGCGAATTTGATCGTGTATCCATGACGTCGCTCTTTGAGAAAACGTTCGAGCTCATTTCCCAGAAGTTGGGAGATCAAGCGTTCACTCGTTTCAACACACATGGTGAAGCCACTGGTCGTTTAGCACCCGCTTACTACGAGGCCGTATGTGTGGCGTTTGTCGAACGTTATGATGATCTAGTGAACGTCCCTGGAAATCTCCTTCTCTCGCGCTTAAGAACGGCATTTGAGAGCGAAGCCTTTAAGAACGCTACTGGACCAGGCGCAAACACCATTCCAAAGCTACATCAACGGATTAAAGTTGTTCGGGAGCATCTCTGTGATGAGATCCCCGCTTGATGTAATCACAGATGACCTGAGCTGGCGCGAAGCCGAGCTTGGGTCTTTAAAGCTTCTACTTTCTAGAAATGACGTCAGCGACCATCAAAAAGTAGTTTTGTTGAGAGCTTCGTGGTCTCTCCTCTATGCTCATTACGAGGGATTCTCGAAAACGTCGCTGGCGGTTTTCTATGACTATGCGAAAAGAGCGGTCACGCGCTGCGGCATGCTCCCCGTAAAAACGCGCCTTTTCGCTCTTGATAAAAAGATAAAGAGGCTGAGAAGTCTTTCATCAGAGCCACTTCTAGGTGAATTGGAAAACTTCACTGCATCTTTCTACGATCCTACGCCGGATTTTCCTGAAGTAGATACTAAATCAAATCTTTGGCCAAATGTTCTGGAAGACCTTCTCAGCGACGCTGATATAAAAATTGATACTCTGGACACTCATCGAGTGAAAATTTCGACGCTAGTCAAAAGACGTAATAATATAGCGCATGGGAAAAGAGATATTGTTGCAGAAGTTTCTTACTATTGGGGGTTTGAGGCGGCGGTTTATGATGTTATGTATGAGATGGCATTCAGGATCGACGAGCGATTGAAGTCCGCACCATACGCCTGAAATCTCGTATATTTTTTCATCATGATCCGTTTTTTACGCCACTTGCCCTCGCCCCTCCAGCTGCACCGCATCGTCGCCTGTTCGCAGTTATATGAACGGCAGCTCTCAGGAATGGCGTTCAGGCGGCCCGAAGACCGAGATGGGCGCACAGCAGTCATGCACCGCTCCGCCCGGCACTTGGATAAGCCCCTGTCCAAATGCAGGCCGTAGCGCGCTGCCATAGCCTGCCGCGACATGGCAGGCATGGCCGAAACCACCTTCACCGCCGTCGATCTGTCGCGCCTTCCCGCGCCTGACATTATCGAGGCTCTGGATTTCGAAACGATCCTTGCCGACGCGGTTGCGCGGATGCAGACCCTTATGCCTGCCTTCGAAACCCGCGACAGCGATCCCGCGACCAAGCTGCTGCAACTCTTCTCCTATGCCGCCCAGATGCTGCGGCAGCGGGTGAACGATGCCGTGCGCGCGGTGATGCCCGCCTATGCGGTGGGCGGGGATCTCGACAATATCGCCGCCCTGTTCGGCATCGTGCGACTGACCATCGCCCCGGCGGACGATCAGCTGGGGATCGCGGCTGTCATGGAGAGTGACACGGATTTCCGTCGCCGCATGGTGCTGGCCCCGGAAGGCTATTCGGTGGCCGGGCCGGAAGGGGCCTATATCTTCCATGCCCTGTCCGCCTCCGCCGATGTCCTCGACGCCAGCGCGACCAGCCCCAACCCCGGCGAAGTCCTGCTGTCGATCCTGTCTCGTACCGGCGCGGGAGAGGCGTCCGCCGATCTGGTCGAGACAGTGCGCGCCTATGCCTCGCACGAAACGCGCCGTCCCCTGACCGATCTGGTCAACGCCCAGTCTGCCCAGATCATCGAATATGCGGTGGATGCCACCATCACGACGTTCAGCGGGCCTGACGGGGGCGTTGTGCTTGCTTCGGCCCGCGCAGGGCTGGAGGATTATGTGGCGTCCAGCCACAAGCTGGGCCGGGACATCACCCGGTCCGGGATCTTCGCGGCTCTGCATGTGCCGGGCGTTCAGAATGTCGTCCTCACGGCCCCGGCGGATGACATCATCATCTCCCGCACACAGGCCCCTTACTGCACCGGCATCACAATCACCCATGCAGGGGCGGGCGAATGACCTATCCTACCCTGCTACCGCCAGCATCGACTACGCTGGAAAAGGCGCTCGAGCAGGTCGCTTTCGGTCTGACGGATCTGCCAACACCCGTCCGCGATATCTGGTCGCCCGATACTTGTCCGATTGGCTTGCTGCCATGGCTCGCATGGGGGCTATCGATCGACCTGTGGGATTCTACATGGAGCGAAACGGAAAAGCGCACGGCGGTTGCCAATGCCATCGCCTTCCAGCGCCATAAGGGCACACCGGCGTCCCTGCGCACCGTCCTCGATCGCATTGATCCGCTGATCGAGGTTGTCGAATGGTTCGATGATCGCGGGACACTCGATCCCTATCATTTCCGTCTGGAACTGCCGCTACTCGCGCAAAGCGACGTCCTCTATGACGAAGTGCTGGTGGCGCAGATCCTGCGCGACATCGCACAGGTCAAGCCCGTGCGCTCGCATATGCAGGCTGTCTTCCGCGTGAAGATGGCGGCGGAAGCATGGCTGCTGTCGGGCGCGCGCACCGGCGGCCTGACCCGGCTCGAACCCACCGTCGATACCGCCACGGCGCTGGAACCCGAATGGGACACCTATCTGCAAACCGCTGACGGCGAACCGTTTCTCGACGGCGCTGGCGCATTTTTGGAAGTCTGACGATGGACCCGATCCAATTCATGATTACCGCTGCCGGTCTCGACGCTCTGGTCAATGCCCAGGGCGGCGGGACGGACGCCATCAAGATTAGCCAGTTGGGTATCAGCGAAAATGCCTTTGTGATGGCCCCGACCATCACCACCGTGCCCGGCGAACTCAAGCGCATCGCGTCCATCTCGGGCGAGTCCACCAGCGAAACCATCATCCACATGACCGCGCAGGATGTCAGTCAGGATATCTATGAACTGCGCGGCCTTGGCCTCTACCTTGCCGATGGCACGCTGTTCGCGATCTACAGTCAGGAAACCCCGATCTTCCGCAAGGTCTCGATTTCCTTCTTCCTGCTGGCGCTCGATATCAGCTTCGAAAATTCGGTCGCCGGTGAAATCACCTTTGGCGATACCAGCTTCCTGCTGCCGCCCGCCAGTGAGACCATCAAGGGCGTGGCGGAAATCGCCACGGATGATGAAGCGGACGCGGGCACGGATGATGCCCGCATCATCTCGCCCAGGAAACTGCGCCGCCTGCTCGATGCGCTCCATGTCATCATTTCCGACGAAACCGACGCCGATCTGACCGCGCTTGCCAATGGCTTTGACGCGATCATCGCCGCGCTGGTCGCGCGCACGATCACCGGGAGCGGTCTGGTGACAGGCGGCGGCGATCTGAGCGCAAGCCGTGTCCTGTCGGTGCTGGCCGCCAGCGCTGCCGATGTCGGTGCGGGCACGGCGACCGATCGGGCCGTCACGCCCGCGTCCCTGTCCGGCCTTGCGCGCAGCCTTGGCCAGAATGGCTATGTCACCTTGCCGGGCCTTGGTGGCCTCATATTGCAATGGGGCCGGTTCACCGCCTTTGCCAACGCCACCTCATCCGCCGTCTTCCCGATCAGCTTCCCCAATGCCTGTTTCGCTGTCGTGTCCGATGGCGGCGTCAGTGGAGGGGCGGACAGTCAGGATAACCCGCCGGTGCTGGTGGCCTCATCGATCAGCCAGACCGGCTTTTCCGTGTTCAGCGCCGATGACGGCAGCGCGACCCGCATCTTCTTCGCCTTGGGGAACTGACCATGGGGATATTCTACTCAGCCTTGGCGCATGGCTTTTTCGACGACAGCCTGTGCGCGGCACTGCCTGACGACGCGGTTGCCATCTCGCCTGACCAGCATGCCGACCTTCTCGCGGCGCAGGGGGACGGCGGCAGGATCGAAGCGGACGCGGACGGCATGCCCTGCATTCGCCGGGACACGCAAACGCTTGCCATGCGGCGGGCAACCTTCATCGCCCGCACCAAGCGGGAAGCCGCGCGTCGTATCGAGGCGGTCGCCCCGCTCTGGCGGCAGATGAACGATATCCGCGCCGGTGACGCGGGGACGGCGACCGACGCGGAAGGGCAGGCCGCATCCGCGCGCTTCGCCCTGATCGATGCGATCCGCGCCGCCTCCAATGCCATCGAAGCGCAAATCGCCGGGGCGACCGCGAAAGACCTCAAGGCCATCGATCTGGCCAATCATCCCCTCTGGCCGGTGGAGTAACCAATGCCCAAGATCAAAGACCTTCCGGCGCTCGGCACCGCTGATGCCACCGAACAAATGGTCATCGAACAGGCCGACAAGACCTATCGCGCCGGGGTGAAGGATTATCTTGGCTCGATCGGCATCACACCGGCGCGCGATATCCTCCTGTCGATGGCGCTGGGCGATCAGCAGCCCAATTGGTTCACCGCCGCGCAGGTCAATTTCGCCGATACCAGCGGCAATCTTGCCGAAAGCGGATCGCACAAGCTGCCCGTGCCCGATGTCTACAACAATATCCCCTGCTGGCGTCTGGACTGCCCGGCCAACAGCATCATGGATACCGTCTTCTCCTTTTCCGACCTTGCCAATCTCGCTGCCGGTGAAGTCATCAGCGCATCGGTGCAGCCGCTCTTCCTGACGCCTTCGCCGGACGCGGGCGCAGGCGGCGGCAGTAGCTGCACCTTTGACCTCATCCAGTTGACCGCCACGCGCGCCTCGATCGCGGGCGGCACCACTACCGGCCAGTTGGGGGACAAGGCGGGCCTGCTGGTGACGCCGGTCAATGCCCTGTCCAATGTCGCGAAGCTGGCCAATGCGGCGGTGCTGGATTTCCGGCTGATCATCCGCAACACCGGCGGCACCAATGCCCGCTCGCTCTATTTCACCCTGCCATTTGTGGGCCGGGGCGGCATCCCAACCTTCCGCATGCCGCGCAAAGACCCGACCCTCTATCTCGCGGGCACGAGCGGGCATGACAAGAATAGCGGGGCACTATCCGCACCGCTTAAATCCATGACCGGCGCGCTCAAGGCCATCGGCGAAAGCGGAACCATCGTTATCATGGAAAGCGGCGATTATCGCGTGCCTGCGGCCATCGCCGCTGCCAGCAAGGCCAGCGTCAAGATCAGCGTTGCGCCGGGCGTCCGCGCGCGGGTGCTGGGTGGCGTCCGCCTGGACGAACTGGGCGCGATCACGAAAACGCCGGGCTTCTCGAAAGTCTATCAGGTGTCCCATGCGCTGCTGCATTCGCAGGTGATCCTTGGCCCGCCCTATCCGTCGATTGTCGGCCATCTCAACGGCGTCAATATCCTGTGGCAGGATGGCGTGCCGGACTTGCGAACCGCCATATCCGATACGGAGCGCCACCCGCTGCACCGTGGCCGCTCCTATCGTCTCGATCACACCCGCATCATGGGCCAGACGGCGATTAACACCAAGACTGTCGGCCTCGCTCAGATTGACGGCCTGACCTATCCGGCCTTTTATGCCGATGAAAATGGCGAACTGCCGACCAGCCCCGCTGGCGTGCCCACCCTCTACTTCACCTGCTCGGAAGGCGGCGACGGCAGCTTGGCCAATATCTATATCCCGGCCCAATATAATCTGTTCAACGCCGGGAATGACCGTCAGGAATTTGAACTGGCCGGGCTGCAAATTCTCTACTTCACCCGCAATGTGCAGGCGCGCGGCTTCCGGTCGGTGCTGCTGACTGACCTTTATCTGTGCGGCGCGCGGCAGGAAAACATCCAGTGGTCCGACACCCGTTATGCTGAACTGCGCGACTGTATCGCCGTGGGCAGCGGCATCGATAATATCGGCGCGCACCGCTATGCGACCGATGATCGTCAGGTGCGGCACAAGATGAGCGGCATGTGGTGCGCCCATTCGCTCGATGACGCTGAATCTGTCCATGAAGGGTGTGGCGGCGAAGCGGAGAACTTCCTCTATGAATATGCCGGGGATCGCGGCGTGGCGACATCCTATGGCGGGCGAACGGTCCATCGAGACGGCTTGATCCGCAAATCGGGCCAGTGGGATTTGACCACGGGCGAGGGCTTCGCCGCGATCGAGCAGCCCGTGGGTGCGCCGCTGCCCGGCGATATGGGCGTGGCAACCGAAGCGATCGGCTACAACATCATAGTCGAGGGCGCGCGGCGCAGCTTTGGCGTGCAGGGCAGCATCGGCAGCAAGAACCGGCTGACCCTCTATAATTGCGCTTCCATCGACCCGGTTGATGAGGGTAGCGCGCCGATCGATGCGACCCGCCCTTGCTGCCACCTTTGGGTGCGCGGGGGCACGCTGTCGGTGCCGCACGGCGATCTCAAATTCCGGGGCAGCGCGCCGCAAAAGGTCATTGCGAGTGGCACGATCGATATCGGGAGCCAATTGGGGCTGATCGAGGTATAGAGGCGGCATGGCAGTCGGTTCAGTCAGTGTAGGCCAAAAGTGACAAACTCGACGCGCTCTGATATCATCTCCTTAGGAAAAAAGAGTCTCCCCGGAGTAGGGGGCCTGCATTTGGAGGCCATTATGTCGCAGTATTTGCGCCTAATCGCTGCCCTTGGGCTGGTGGCGTGGAGCCACGGCGCTTCTGCCAAACCTGAAGCTGATTTATCCTGGGCCAAATCCGGCGTGTCGTTGGAGGAATTTGCCGCAGATTCGCGTGAATGTGCCGACACTTCAAAAGACACCCCGGTCTACATTGAGCCGGAAACATTGAAAATATTGGATGCGCTTAGTTCCGCGCAGATGATGTCAAATCTTATGCAGATGGAAGTCGATCCGGATACTAGCCGACTCATGATTGTTCAGGAAATATCCAAGACAAATACAGAGGCTGATATTGCTCGACGTACAGCAAATTTTGGCGGAAAATTTATAGCGCTATCGTCTTACGATGTAAGAAATCAGCTGCAAAAATCTCTCGACCAATGCCTGATGGACCGAGGGTATGTACGCATTAGACTGACTGAGAAGCAGACAAGAAACCTTAGTCGACTTAAGAAGAACACGGCAGAAAGAACCGCTTACCTTCATTCAATTGACTCTGACCCTTCCGTAGTGGAGTATCAGCGAATCGAAGAAGATCGTTAAATATAGAGGGCGCGTCAGTCATTGAAAAGGGGTGGTTTATGCGAAGGATTGCTTACAGCCTTGTAATTCCCATGATGGTTGGATCCTTCTTGGGTTTTGGCGCAGTTCATCTCCAAGCCCATGAGCCTTCTCCAAAGAATGCGCAGCTGCTTATCCCTCCGGGAAAAGAGGATCAGCTGATAAAGCTTCTCTCAAAAAAGACGCAAAACGAATGCAGCGATCAGCCGGGCTTCCAAGGATGCACCGCAGGTTGTGATCAACAGTTCAATATCGCTGTTACATACTGCAACCAAATTCCAACCAGCAATTCAGTATGCATGGCTACAGCGACACATAACCTGTCGCTTTGCGTCGGGATGTGCGCGCGCGATTATTGCTCGTAACAGCTCGGCAAAATCTGCCAAGTAAGCGGACGGCGGTTTAGAGACCGGCTCCCGCCGGTCTCTCGCGCCTGATCGACAATGCTCTGCATTTGGATAGCCGCCTGTCCAAATGCAGGGGCGCGAAAGGATCGGACGCCCGCGCCATGGTCCGCCCATGGCCTATACCCAAGATCCTCAGCAGCAGATCGGCGACGCGATCCAATATGGCGTGGTTGCGACGGTCGATCATGCCAATGCGACCTGCACCGTCACGCTGGGCGACCTCGACACCGGCGAACTGCCGTGGGTGGCGCAGCGTGCAGGCGGGATGCGCTGCTGGTCGCCGCCGACCGTTGGAGAACAATGCGTCGTGCTGGCCCCGGAAGGCGATCTGGCAAACGGCCTTGTCATTCTGGGCCTCTATTCTGACGCCAACCCGCCCCCTTCCAACAGCGCGGATGTCGTGCAGATCGACATGCCCGATGGCGCGAGCATCGCCTATGATCACGCGGCCCATGCGCTTTCCGTCACGCTCCCCGCTGGAGGCACGGCGACCATAGACGCGCCAGGCGGCGCGACCATCAACGGCCCCGTCACGATCAACGGCCTGCTCACCGTCAATGATGATGTGTCGATCAGCGGAACCGCTACGGCCAGCGATGATGTGATAGGCGGCGGCAAGAGCCTCAAGAGTCACAGGCACGGCAATGTGCAGGCGGGCACGGCGCAGACCGGAGCGCCGGTCTGATGGCCGGTATGTCCCGCCTGACAGGGGCCGTCCTGACCGGCCTCGACCATATCCGCCAATCGGTAACGGATATCCTGTCCACCCCGATCGGCACGCGCGTGGGCCGCAGGGATTATGGTTCGCTGATCCCCGATCTGATCGACCAGCCCATGACGGCGGCCAATATCCTGCGGATCTACGCGGCGGCGGCTGTCGCCCTGTCCCGCCATGAAGATCGCATCCATCTGCGCCGGGTCGCCATCACCGCAGGCGATCGGCCCGGTGCCGCGTCCCTGACCATCATCGGCGACCGGACCGATGTGGCCCCCGCCAATGCCCGCACCCGCCTCGTCCTGCCTCTCTCCCTCTAGTCCAAGGAACCGTCATGGCGTTCAAACATGGTATCACCCTTACCGAAATCACCGATGGCGCGCGCACGCTGACCGCCGTTTCCACCTCGATCATCGGCCTGGTGGCCATCGCCGCCGATGCCGACGCCAGCGTCTTCCCGCTCGATCGCCCTGTGATCATCACCGACGTGGAATCCGCGATCGGCGACGCGGGCACGGACGGTACGCTGGCGAAGAGCCTGCGCGCCATCGCCGATCATAGCCGCCCCATCGTCGTCGTGGTGCGTGTAGCGGAAGGAGATGATGCGGCGGAAACCGCCAGCAACGTAATCGGCACGACTGACGCCAACGGGCAAAAGACCGGCATGCAGGCGCTTCTGGCCGCGCAGGCGCAGCTGGGCGTCAAGCCCAAGATCCTCGGCACGCCCGGCCTTGAAACGCAGGCAGTGACCACGGCGCTGGGCGTCGTGGCGCAGAAGCTGCGCGGCTTTGGCTATGCGCGCGCGATCGGCGAGACCGTGGCCGAAGCCATCGCCTATCGCGCCAATTTCAATGTCCGCGAACTCATGCTGCTGATGCCTGATTTCATCAGCTGGGACACGGCCAGCGACGCCAATGTCACCAGCTATGCCGCTGCACGCGCCATGGGCCTGCGGGCGCTGATCGACACCCAGACCGGGCCGCACAAGACGCTCTCGAACGTGGCGGTGGAAGGCGTCGTGGGCCTTACCAAGGATATCCATTGGGATATCGAAGATCAGGGCAGCGAAGCGGGCCTGCTCAATGCCAAGGAAGTGACCGCGCTGATCCGTACCGACAGCGGCTATCGCTTCTGGGGCAACCGCACCACCGCCGCGCCCGACAGCCAGTTCGTTTTCGAAAGCACGGTGCGCGTCGCGCAGCTGCTGGCCGACACGATCGTCAACGGCATGATGTGGGCGATCGACAAGCCCCTGACCCCGGCGCTCGCCAAGGATATCATCGAAACCATCAACGGCTTCTTCCGCCAGTTGAAGGGCGCGGGCGTTATCCTCGGGGCCAATGCCTGGTTCGATGAGAGCGCCAACAGCGTCGCCAACTTGAAGGCGGGCAAGCTGCGCATCGACTATGATTACACGGTCCCGCCGCCGCTGGAGGATCTGGGTTTCAACCAGCGCATCACCGACAGCTATTTCGCCGATTTCGCCAAGCAGCTGACCGAAGTCGTCTGACGCGACGCCCCTTTCATCCCTCAATTGCATAGGAGCCAGCCATGGGACTGCCCCGCATTCTCAAGAATATGAATTTCTATAATGAGGGCTTCGCCTATGGCGGCGAGGCCAAGACGGTCACGCTGCCCACCTTGACGCGCAAGCTGGAGGAATATCGCGGCGGCGGCATGGGCGGCCCGGTCCAGATCGATATGGGCATGGAGGCGATGGAACTGTCCGCCACCTTCGGCGGCCCGGTGCGCGATGTCCTGCGCCAATGGGGCACGCCGACCGTCGATGGCGTCTATCTGCGCTTCGCCGGCTCCTATCAGCAGGACGACAGCGCCGGTGTCGATACGATCGAGGTCATCGTGCGCGGTCGCTATTCCGAGATTGAGATGGGCGATCAGGAAGTGGGCGAGGCTGGCGAATTCAGCATCACCATGGCGGTCGCCTATTACAAGCTGATCTGGAACGGGCGCACGGAAATCGAGATCGACCCCATGAACATGGTCGAGATCGTCGGCGGCGTGGACCTCAGCGCCCAGCTTCGCGCCTCTGTCGGCATGTTCTGATCCCAACCGGCCCGGCGCATGTCGCCGGGCCGCCTATCCCTCTGATGTTCTGGATCCCTTATGACCGACGCAACCACTATCGATCTTCGCACCGTCACGCTTGATACCCCGGTAATGCGTGGCGAACAGACCATCGCCTCGCTACAGGTTCGCAAGCCCCATGGCGGCGAACTGCGCGGCCTGTCGCTCTCTGCCCTGCTTAATCTGGAATATGTCGCGCTGGAAACCCTGCTGACCCGCGTCACGATTCCGCCGCTCATCAAGCAGGAAGTCGCATCGCTCGATCCGTCCGACCTGATCCAGCTGGGCAGTGAGATCATGGATTTTTTGCTGCCGAAGGCCGCCAAGGAGGCGCTCTCCCCGAACGGGTAGAGGAAGTCATGGCGGATCTGGCGGTCATATTCCATTGGCCGCCGCCCGCCATGGACAGCATGTCCCTCTCCGAACTGATGGGCTGGCGCGCCATGGCTGAGAAGCGCTCCCGTCCGCCCGAAAACAGCGGAAAACGCGGAAAGCGCTGATGGCTGACAGAAATCTTCGAATTCGCGTGCTGATGGAGGGCGCGGACAGGCTCACCCGCCCGATGCGCGAAGCCGCTGCCGGTAGCGGGCGGCTCGCCCAGACATTGAAGGCGACCCGCGATCGTCTCAAGGATCTGGAGGCGGCGCAGGCCTCGATCGGCGATTTCCGCCAGCTCAAAACCGGATTGGCGGACACGGAACGGAAAATGGCGCAGGCGCAGGCGCGGACCGCGCGCTTGGGCAGGGAACTGGCGCAAACGGAAAATCCGACAAAGAAGTTGCGCGCAGAGTTTGAACGGGCGCGCCGGGAATCGGCGAACCTGTCGACCCAGCATCAGCAGCAGTCCGCCCGGTTGCAGGAATTGCGGGGCCGTCTTTCGGCGGCGGGCGTCTCGACGCGTGATCTTGTCGCCGGGGAACGGCGCCTGCGCACCGAAGTCGGGGCCACGACCGAGCAACTGCGCGAACAGGAGCGGCGGCTCCAGCAGGTGACAGATCGTGCGCGGCGCTTTGCGGACGCACAGAATAGATTTTCGCGATTGCAGGGCACCGCGACCGGCCTCGCTGCGGGCGGCATGGCCTCGATCGGCACCGGCATGGCTATCGCCGCACCGCTGACCGTGGCCGTCGAAGGCTCGATGGAATTTCAGTCGGTGATGACCGACATCAATCAGAAGGTGAACCAGAGCCGAGAGGCGGGCCGCCTGATGGGCCTCGACCTTCGCAAGGCGGCGCTGGCGGTCAATCAGTTCCCGGCGGATCTGCAAAAGGGCGTCGATACGCTCACCGGCTTCGGCCTGGGCGCGCGTGAAGCAGTGGACATGATGACGCCGATCGGGCGTGCGGCCACTGCCTATAAGGCGGAGATTGATGATCTGGGTAAGGCGACCTTCGCCGCGCATGACAATCTCAAAGTCCCGATCGAGCAGACCGGAAAAGCCCTCGACATCATGGCGCAGGCGGGCAAAAGCGGCGCGTTCGAGGTCAAGGATATGGCCCAATATTTCCCGGAACTCACGGCCAATATGCAGAGCCTGGGGTCCAGAGGCATTCCCGCTGTCGCGGATCTGGCCGCCGCGCTCCAGATCACGCGCAAGGGCGCAGGCGATGCTGCGGGGGCGGCCACCAATCTCCAGAACCTTCTGTCGAAGATCAACGCGGGCGACACGATCAAGAATTTCGCCAAGTTCGGCATCGACATTCCTGCCGCGATGAAGAAGGCGGCCAAGGACGGGCGTAGCCCGATCGAGGAAATCGTGCGGCTGACCCAGCAGGCGACCGGCGGCGATCAGGCGAAGCTGTCGAGCCTGTTCGGTGATATGCAGGTGCAGCAGGCGCTGCGCCCGCTCATGTCGGCCTTCTCCGAATATCAGTCGATCCGCCAAGATGCGCTGACGGCGACCGGCACGGTGAACACCGACTTTGCCGACCGCATGAATGATGATGCGGAGAAGGTGAAGCGGCTCCAGATCCAGGCGAAGAATCTTTCCACCACGCTGGGCGACCAGTTGCGCCCGACCGTGGGCGCCATCTCCGATCGCTTCTCGCAATGGGGTGGGCGCATCGCCGCGGTGGCGGAACGGCATCCCAACCTCACCCGGGCCGCTGCCGTCGCTGCCGGGGTGCTGGCCACGCTGTTCATCGTGGTAGGCGGCGGCGCCATCGTGCTCGCGGGGCTTGTCGCGCCGTTCGCGGCGCTGTCGGCGGCGGCGACATTGCTGGGCATCGGCATGCTGCCGCTGATCGGCATCACCGCCGGCGTGATGCTGGGCATCGGCTTGCTCGCTGGTGGCGCATATCTGCTCTATAGCAACTGGAGTGGAATAACGGCGTGGTGGGACGATCTGTGGACGCGCGTCGGCCAGCGGATCGATGCTGCCATCAACTATCTGCGCTCGATCAAAATGTCGGATATCGGGCGCTACCTGATCGACGGTCTGATAGCGGGCATTCAGGCGGCCTTTCCTAATCTCACGGCGATGATCACGAAAATTGGAACGATGCTGCCGGCGGGATTGCGCAAATTGCTGGGCATCCACTCTCCATCCCGAGTGTTCGCCGCGATTGGCGGCCATGTCATGGCTGGTCTCGATCAGGGCCTGGCGGACAATGCGTCCAACCCTCTCACCCGTATCGCCGATTTGTCGGGCCAGATGACGCGCGCTCTTGCGGTCGGTGCCAGTAGCGCGGCGATCGCAGCGGCACCCGTGGCGGCGCAATCCCCCACCGGTCAGCCCGGCGCCGGGTCGGACAGCGCGCCGGCTGCCGCACCCGCGACGTATAATCTGCACTTCCACGGCGTCACCGGCGATCCGCAGGACATTGAAGATGCGGTCGCGCGCGCGATCGAGAAGATCGAGCGCGATCGGCGCGGGCGCGGCTTTGGCGACAACGGGGATTGATGGCGATGCACCTGATGGCCCTTGGCATGTTCCTGTTCGAGATCGGGACGCTGCCCTATGAGGAAATGCAGCGCAGGACTGACTGGCAGCATGCCCGGTCCCCGCGCGTCGGCGCGCGCGACGCCACGCAATTTACCGGTCCCGGCGAAGAGACGGTCAGCCTTTCCGGCGCTGTCTATGCTGAAATCGCCGATGGCCGTGTCTCGCTCGATGATCTGCGCTCCATGGCCGACGATGGCGAAGCGCTGCCGCTGGTCGACGGCACCGGCACCGTCTACGGCAATTTCGTCATCACCGCGATCGATGAGCGCCATGCCTTCCTCATGGCCGATGGCCGCGCACGGCGTATCGACTTCGGCATAGATTTGTTGCGCGTGGACGATCCGTCGGCGCGCAATAATGCCCAGGCGCAAGCATGAGCGAGAAGATCAGCAATATCGCCGACTGGCGCGTCACGATGGATGGCAAGGATCTGTCGGACCGGCTGCGCCCGCGCCTCATCTCGCTGTCCCTGTCGGAAAAGCGGGGAGACGAAGCCGATCAGCTGGATATCGTCCTCAATGATGCGGACGGCATGCTGGGGATCCCGAAGGAAGGCGCGGTTCTGCAAGTGCAGCTGGGCTGGAAACAGGGGCGGGACGTCACAGCCGGTCTGGTCGACAAGGGCAGCTTCAAGGTCGATGACGTATCCCATAGCGGCCCGCCCGATCAGATCACGATCAAGGCGCGTGCGGCCGACTTCACCAGCCAGATCCGCAACCGCCGGGAACAAAGCTGGAAGAATATGACGCTGGGCGCAGTGCTGAAAGACGTCGCGGGCCGGAACGGCCTGACGCTGAAAATCGCGTCCGATCTGTCCTCGATCACGCTGCCCTCCATCAGTCAGAGCCGGGAAAGCGATATCGCCTTCCTGCGCCGTCTGGGGCGCGAGAATGATGCTGTGGCCACCATCAAGGACAAGCACCTGATCTTCGCGCGCAAGGGCGCGGGCAAGGCAACCAGCGGGCAGGTGCTGCCAACCCTCACTATCCGCCGCCGCGATGGCGATCGTCATAACTGGCAGCGGCAGAAGCGGGACGGGCAGGAGGGCGTTACCGCCAGCTGGCACGACAAGAAGGGCGCGAAGCGGCAGACCTTCACCGTGGGCAAGGCCAATGGCGCCAAGAAGCTGCGCAAAATCTATCCTGATGAGGCGTCGGCGAAACGCGCGGCAGTTGCGGAACGGGACCGGCTCAAGCGGGCACCGGCAACCTTTGACACGAAACTGGCCCTGGGCCGCGCCGACGCCATCCCCGAAGCCCGCGTAAAGGTCAGCGGTTACAAGGATGAGATCGACGCGGCCACCTGGCTGATCTCGGAGGTGACGCACCGGCTCGACAAGTCGGGCGGGTTCACGACCGATGTGAAAATGGAAACCGCGCCCTGATCAGGCTGCGATCGACAACCTGACGCCCAGGGCCTTCGTCACCTTCATCAGCGTGTCGAGCGTTGGGTTGCCGTTCTCGGCAAAGGCTTTGTACAGCGTCTCCCGCGAGACACCGGCATCCTTGGCAAGCGCCGTCATACCGCGCGCACGCGCCACATCGGCAAAGGCCGAACGGATCACGACAGGATCGCCATCCTCGAATGCCGCTTCAAGATAATGCCGGATATCCTCTTCCGACCCAAGGAACTCGGCCGCGTCCCACGGCTCCGTTTTAATAGCCATTTCCATTCCTCCATTCCACGCACCATGACGGGGCCGCTCACTCCTCCAGTTCGCCGACCATCGCCACAGCGCGCCCAATATCCTTGTCCTGCGACTTCTTGTCGCCGCCGCACAACAGCACGATCAATTCCCCGTTTCGCTCGGTAAAATAGACGCGATATCCGGGGCCGAAGTCGATCTTCATTTCGCTCACACCGCCCTTCAGGTTCCGCATCTGGCCGGGATTGCCCATCGCCAATCGCTTGATACGGATTTCGATGCGGGCAGCACCGGCACGGTCGCGCAGGTTTTTCAGCCAGTCAGCGAAAATGTCGGTACGGCGGATCGTCTTCATAAGGATTGTGTATTATATTACACGACCACTGTCAACCGATTGAGTATTTTAATACACAATCGCGCTTGGTCGGCAGATATCTCTAACCGCACCCGCTACAGTGATAGTTCTTCATTCGCCGGATGTCCGGGATGGGTGGGTTTGAGACAGTCAGGTTTGCGCTGATTCAGGCGGTTAGCTGACGCTATTTCAAATTCGCTACGGAAGAGAGGAATGCTTGCCGCTCTGCATGTTTCTTTAAGCGCCGCCAACGCAGAATAAATCCCACTACGCCAAATGGAACGCACCATAACAAAGCGATGCCCATGTGCGAAAATATCTCATCCGCGCGGTCAGGATGGTCATTTATCTCAATTCCGTCTGCGAGGATCGCTAAAGCCGACATGACAACCCACAGCACGAAGAAGACTCGTTCATGAATTGCAGACGGGACTGATTGGTGAGACGGGTAACGCTGCATTAGGTCATGGTGCCATCGCCCCAGAATGTCCGCAATCGAGAAAGGTTGATCGCGGCTACAACGGCGAACAATGGTCGTTTGCGGACCGTCCGTCCACACCGCCAAGCGTTCAATCGTCAGGCCATATTTCATCGGGGTAGAAACCCGTGTCGGCTCCGTTATCCAGAGTTTCATTATCGTCGGCAATAGTTGCGAGAAGCTGAGGGGTTTCTCCATCGAAGCCGGCTCGGATCCAAGCGCCAGATGGCGAAGCCCGTTGGAAGATCGCCTGCACTTCGCGGCATTGTTCCAGCAGTTGGGAAACCCGGCCACATCGCTCCGCTGTCAGATAACCTATCTGCACCCCTCGACACGAAATTACCGCCACTGCCCGCGCGTCCGCTTTGTTATGCGGCTCTGGACGCAACTCGACAGGCTCACCGGGTGAGCACAGCGAGATTTCGCGGCGGCGATCAGAGCCGTCGCTGTTAGGGAAACGTGCGCCAACAACCGCCAGCGACATAGCGGGCAATCGACCCACCGGCGTGACCATTAGAGCCTTTTCACTACCGCTATGACACGACCGACGATGAACAGTTCGCCGTCAGCGGCGATTTCGTCACGTACCAGCTGATTGTCCGAACTGATCCGCATGCTGCCATCTGGCAGGGCGCGCAGTCGTTTAATGATCCCCAATCCGGCGAACACGCCTGCCCAAATCTTGTCGCCCATTTCCGGTACTGTCTGGGATCGGTCTATGATCACGACGTCCCTGTCATGGATCGTGGGCATCATCGAATCACCGATGCCAGTTGCGCTGCAAAGCAGATGCGCTGGCGTCGTTGTGAACTGGCTCAACCAACTGCGCGAAAATTTCACCTTTTCGACTTCGACATGCGAGGTGTCGAGGAAGCTGCCGCCCATTCCGTAGGACAGATTGATATTGTCGATCTCGACCGTGTCGCCATCGTTATGTGCGGCGTCGCCGGGAGCGACGATGACGACGCGTGCAGACGCAGAATCATCGTCCGTCTCACCAATTAGATATTCCGGTGACGTTCGCAACGCGCGGGCAAGTTCGATGATTTTACCGGTTTCCCGCGTCTCACCTGAGATCAGGCGGCCCACGGAAGGCTGAGAAATGCCGATCTCGCGCGCCAGTGCCGATTGACTGGTGCGACGATCCTGAATGAGCCATTCGAGCCGGGAACCGATAATATCAGCCATGCGCTGCTGCCTATACAAAAATGAATAGTCGAGCACCCAACGAATACGTTGACATAGAGCTATTCATATACGTATAGCTCTACTCATGGATGAAGACCCAACCCCTTACGAGGCACTCGTTCAGTGCCGCGACCGCGCAGGCAGCGATAGCCAGATGGCACGTGACCTTCAGGTTTCACAGCCAAAGGTCTGGCGCTGGATCAACCAATCTAAGCTGCTGCCAGCCGAATATGTACTGACCGCTGAGGATTTCTACGGCGTATCACGTCATCATCTGCGCCCCGACATCTACCCAGCCTCCCAGACCATCGCGCAGGAAGATCCCGGCGAAGAATGTGGTCCAATCCTATCGGCTCGCAACAATGCCGTCGCCTGCGATCAGCAGCCGAAAATGCAACGAAGGGACGTCGCATAATGGGCGTCCCCGAAACCGGCGCACTGGAGCGCGCGCCCCAGTCTAAAACTCGCACCGCGGGATCTGAAACTGGCGCTCCGACCTATTCCCTGCGCGGTCGCTTTGCGTCGCGGCATGCCTTTACGATCCGGGAAGAACTGATCGTCCGTGATGAGCCTGCCCCGATGCCGAAATTACCGCGCTGGTACAGCCTTGGCGCGTTCCTGATCATGAGCAGCGCCACCATTTTTACAATGTGCGCCATAGGGAGGCCGGGAGCATGAAGCTGGACATGCAGCTAATCGCTGACCTGACCCACACATCAACGGCGCAAAAGCAGCTGTTCATGGCGAAGCTGGATGAGTTCGCGGCGTACGCGCAGATGCGTAACATGTCGGCAATGAACCTCGCCCGCGATCAGGCGCACACGCTGCTCGATGCCTATTGCGATACGGTCGATCGCTCTATGGCTGAAATCCGCAAGGCGGACTTGGCATGACGAAGATCCGCGCCCCTCTGACCTTTTCGCTCGCCGTCACCACGGCGGTGGGCCTCATAGGCTGGGACCATGCCGCCAAGATCACGCGACGTTCCAAGCGCGCAGTTCGCTACTGGAGCGAGAGCGACAAGGCCAGCATGCCCACGCTCGATCAAGCTATGGCTCTGGACCGAGCCTTCATCGAAGCGGGCGGCGGCTTCGCTCCGATCCTTGAAAGCTATGCGCGGCAACTGGACGTCGCGCTCTCGAACACATTGGCATGTCGGGCGGCGCTGGCCGACGACATCGCCCAGGCATCGCTGGAGACGGCGGACGCGATCAGCAGCAGCATTCATGTGATGCAGCATGGCGCATCCCCGACCGAGATCCATCACGCCATCAAGGAGACTGAGGAAGCGAGCGGTGCCGTCAATCGCCTGCTGTCCCGTCTCAAATCCTTTCTGCCCGGCAATGGTGTCGCGCAGGGACCAACCGGGGGTAATTGAATGTCGGGCCTACCACATATGACTTGTCCGGCCTGCGGGGGCCGCGCCCATTCGCGGGCCGTGGGCAAGCATAGCACGCTGTATCGCGAACTTTATTATCGCTGCCGCAATCCTGACGCCTGTGGCCACGAATTCGTGGTCGAGATGGTGGCGGTGCGCAGCACGAAGGCAAGCCGCTTCCCGACCCCCATCGCCGTTCTGCCAATGACCACATGGCATGCGGCGGCGAATGATCGCGCCGATAATGACAATGGCCCGCCCAGCGAGCCTGCCGATGCGGTGATCAGCCTGACCTAGCGGATCGGCGCAACAGCCGATCCCTCCCCGATGACAGACCCTAGCCCGGCGGACCCCGCCGCCGGGAACGGCCCCTTATTGCCTGAGAAGTTTGCCCGATGCGTGAAGACATACTCCGCGAAGTCACAGCCCGCCTGATCAAAGACTATAAATTCACCGATCGCGGCGATTTCCTGCGCGAGGGCAAATGCCCTTCGTGCAAGGAAGGCAAAAAGTCGCTGTGGACCCCTGCCGGTCACCCTTGGATCTTGCGCTGCGGTCGCGTCGATAAATGTGGCTGGGAGGGCGAAACCAAGAAGCTCTATCCCGAAATTTTCGACGACTGGTCGAAGCGCTACAAAGCGACCAAGCAAAATCCCAACGCGGCGGCCGACGCCTATCTGATCGCGGCGCGTGGCCTCGATATTGCTCCGCTCAAGGGCGCCTATACGCAGGAATGGTATCAGGATCCTGACCTCAATATCGGATCGGCCACCGTGCGATTCCCGATGCCCGGCGGCGGATACTGGCAGCGGCTGATAGATCAGGCTCACCGCTTCGGCGACAAGAAGGCCACCTTTTCCTACGGCGGCGGCTATCGTGGGCAGGTCTGGACCTATCCCGGCGATACGATGGAATTCCTCGCCCGCGCCGATGAAATCTGGGTTGCGGAAGGAATCTTCGACACCAGCGCCCTGCGGCAGAATGGCATCGTCGCGGTGTCGGCCATGTCCTGCAACAACTATCCCAAGCTTTTCCTTGCCGATCTGCGCCGCATCGTCGCGGAACTGGGGCTGGGCAGCGGCCCGCGCATCATCTTCGCTTATGATCAGGGCGCTGCCGGCGTCGAATATACGGTCTCGCATGTCGCGACGGCGCGTAAGGATGGCTGGATCGCGGGGGCCGCGCAGGTCCGCGTCGATGGCGAAGGCGAAAAGCGGGACTGGAACGACCTGCATCAGGCCGATCGGCTCCAGCCCCAGCACATAGAGGAATATCGTTGGGCCGGCGATGTCACGATCGCCGCTACCGCCGACGAAAAGGCGTTCCTCATCTACAAGCGGTTCAAGACGGCCTCCTTCCCGCTGATCTTCAATCAGCGTCAGCTTTGGGCATCCTTCTCGCTGGAGCGGATCGAGAGCATCCTAGAAGGGCTGCGCGAAACCGATCCGACGATCGCCGCGCTACCCTATCAGGACCAGTGGGAGCAGGCCGCCCGTCAGGCCGCCGACATCACCGAACTGGCCAATTGCACCTTCCGCACCCTCTATTTCCAGAAGGATGCGCACATAGAGGAAGGGGCCTATTTCCTGCGCGTCGATTTCCCGCGTGTCTCGGGCCAGCCCCGGCGCGAAATGGTAAAGGCGACCTTTTCCGGTGCCAGCCTGTCGGCAGGCGCGGAATTTAAAAAGCGGCTCGCATCAGTCGCGCATGGCGCACAATGGACCGGAACGACCGGGCATCTGGACAAGCTGATGCAGCGCCAATGGGCCAGCATCCGTCTGGTCGAGGCTATCCAGTTCACCGGCTATTCCATCGACCATGAAGCGTATCTTTTGGGCGATCTGGGCGTCTGCAAGGGCAAGGTCGAGAAGGTCAACGAAGACGATTACTTCGTTTTCTCGCGCAAGGCGGTGAAGCTGCGCACGGCGGATCGCCTGCTGAAAATCAATTACGACAAGGATCGCCTCAATCTCGACTGGTTGCAGCCGGTCTATGAGGCGTGGGGGCCAAAAGGCTATGTCGTCCTGACTTTTTGGGTGGTGTCGCTCTTTGCCGAGCAGATCCGCACCATGCAGGATAGTCTGGGCTTCCTTGAAGTCACCGGTCCGCCCGGCACCGGCAAGTCCACCCTGATCGCCTTCCTGTGGAAGCTGATGGGCCGCGTCGGCAATTATGAAGGGTTTGACCCGACCAAGGCCACCAATGCCGGTATCTCGCGCACCTTGGGACAGGTCGGCAATCTGCCGGTGGTCCTGATCGAGGGCGACCGCAATCAGGAAACGCCTCACAGCCGTCGCTTCGAATGGGATGAACTGAAAACCGCCTATAACGGGCGCGCTGTCCGCACTCGTGCCATCGCCAATGGCGGCATGGAGACATTCGAGCCGCCATTCCGGGGCGCGATTGCCATCGTGCAGAATGATCCGGTCGAGGCGTCGCCTGCGATGCGCGAACGGATCATGGGCCTGACGATCGATAAGGCGGGCTGGGGCGAACATACCCGCGAAGCGGCTGAGAAGGTGGCGCGCATCGACCGTGATGACGTGTCGGGCTTCGTCGTCCACATCGTGCGCAAAGAAGCGGAAATCCTCAAATGCTATCAGGAGCGCTTCGCCCAGCACCGCGACGCGATGCTGAAACAGCGCGGGATCCGTAACAACCGTCTGGCGCTCAACCATGCCCAGCTGGCCGCCATGTTCGACGCCATGCAGATCGTGGTGAAGGGCATCCCGAAGGCTGCGGCTGATGCCACCCATGATTTCATCCGGGAAATGCTGAGCGATCGGCAGCGCCTGGTCGAAAATGACCATCCCCATGTCGAACTATTCTGGGAACGGTTCGACTGGATCGCCTCGCAAGAGGGCGAACATACCGACAGGCCGATTGACCATAGCAAGAACGCGGAGGTGATTGCGGTCAGCCTTCCGCAATTCGAACAGAAATGCGGCGACCTGCGCCTGTCGCTCCCTCCGATGAATGAGCTCAAACGCCTGCTGAAATCCAGCAAGACGCGGAAATATGTCGCTCAAAAGCCGGTCAATTCCCGCACCGGCAAGACAGTCAATTGCTGGGTTTTCCAACGCCCCGGCACTCCCCCCAACGCATGAACAGGAAGGCAATCATGCAGGCTCAAACTGTAGACACACCCGCGCCCACGATGCGCATGGCATCCGTACCCGATGGTAAGGGCGGCTTCATTCACCAGCTGGTCGCTGCGCCCGCCACGCCGATCGCCGCCAAGGGGCGCAAAAAGCGCCATGTACCTGATCCGATCAAGGCCAATCCTGACGCCGCCGCGCAGCAGCTGCGCCAGTTCATCGAGCGGATCGAGAGCATCGATAGCGAAATCATCGGCATGCAGGAGGATCGCCGCGACGTTTTTCTCGAGGCGAAGGCCACCGGTTTCGATCCCAAGGGAATGAAGGCCATCATCACCTTGCGCAAGATGGACCCTACCAGTCGGACCGAAAACGAAGCCATTTTCGAAACCTACAAGTCCGCGCTGGGGATGGAATGACCATGCGCCGCCGGTCTGTCCCCACCATCCACCCGATCGGTTGCCGCTGCGATTCCTGCGGCCTGACCGATCGCCGCAATCGTCGCATCGAACTGGCGATGAAGGGCGCGACCCGCGCGCTTTTCCTGATCGCTGTCGTCTGCGCCATTCCCTTCATCATCGCCCGTTTCATGGCCTCTATCTCGGAGGAACGCCGTTGAGCATCATCGTCATCCATGGGCCGCCGGGAACCGGCAAAACCATCAACGCCCGCGCTTTCGCCGAGTTCTTCGGTCTCGACACCATCGTTGATGATGGCGTGTCCAGGCATCAGCCCTTCCCACAAAAGAAGGCGTTGGTGCTGACCACGCGGACACCGGACGAGGTACGCCGCTGGCGCGCAAACTCTCTACGCGGCCCGCGTTCTGCGGAAGCGGTAGCATTCGTGCCCATTGCCACCGCCTTGCGCCGCATCAGAGCGCCGATGCCCAGCCCGGCACTGTCCTTGGCCGAACATACCACGCTGGCCTTCTTGTCTGAAGGCGGGCGAGTGTCGACCCATCACATCGCCTGTCTATGCCGGCACGCCCGCACCGCGACGGCTCGCGACATGATGAAGCGTCTCGAAAAACGCGAGTTTGTTCATGGTGTTGCAGCCCATGGCAAAACGCGGACCTATTGGTGGGAAATCACTGATTTGGGCAAAATGGCGGTGCAGCCATGACCGCCGCGCCATGGTCTTTCACGACAGATGAGCATTGGGAGGCGATCGTCTCGGAATGCAAGCGCCGGGAGGAAGGCTGGGCGGAAGAGATCCGCAAGGCTGGTAATGGGGACAGGCGCTGGCGTCTGACCGAAGCCAGAAACGCCGACATGGCGCAATGGCATATTATCGCGGTCCTGATCGCGCGCAAGCTGGGCATTCCTACGCTGGAGCGCGAGGAACTAACCGGCTTCGGGCGGCCCGACAATCCCACCGATCGGGAAGGCTGGCTTGCGATCGTCGCCACAGCGCGACGCGCGCTCAATAAGGCCGTCGATCGCGATCACCTGCCGCTCTACCGGCATCTCTACCTGATCTGGCGCTGGGCGCATCTGTACGTCCATGTCTGGGCGCTACCCGCCCTCGATCGGCGCCCGGCCACCATCGAACAAAGGAATGCGGCATGACCGCGCATCAGCCTGAGCGGCTTCTGAAAATTGACGAAGTGATGCGACGGACCTCGCTGTCTCGGACCCATCTATACGCCCTGATCAAGCGCGGCGATTTTCCGGCGCAGCGAAAGATGGGCTATAAATGCTCTCGCTGGGTCGAAAGCGAGATCGACGCATGGGTCACCAAACTTGCCGCGTGAAGGTCATCGACCGGGCTTCCCCGGCCCGGTCGCGGCCCACCTGATCGGCGCGCCAATATGCATTTCCGGCGGCCACATATCAGCGACCAGCAGATTGGCCCATTCGATCGCGATTTCCCGGCGACGCTCCAGATATGCCGCCCTGTTATATGCCCCTTCGACCTTATCCTTGGGGACATGGGCTAACATCAGATCGATGATTGAGCGATCCGGCGACGCGCCGGTGTGACCAGATGATCGCCATGCTCTTTCGCAGCGCTCATTCATGATGGTCGAGAAGGCCGATCGGAACCCATGCGGCACATGCCGTTGATAATATCCTGCCCTTATCAGTAGCGCTCGCAGCGTATTGGCGCTCATTTGTCGGTGCGCGTGCCGATCGCTTGGGAAGGTGATGGGCAAATCGCCGGTTACTGACTGCATAACTTTCAATATGGCGACGGATTGCGGGGCCAGCGGCACGAGATGATCGCCGTCGATCTCGCCCTTGCGATCGGCGTCGCCCTTCATCCGGTGCGCGGGGATTCGCCACAGCGGATCTGGGCCATCTAGATTTTCGAACTCGACCCAGCGCGCGCCGTGCAGCTCATTTGGCCGCACTGCCGTCAACGCCAGTAGCCGAAGCGCCAATTTTGTCGGAGCGCGGCACCGCTCAGCCTCGCAGTCAATGATGACCTGCCTCAACTCCCTGATCGTCACCACGGCCGCCTGCGGCTTTGCCTTTGGCTTTTTAGGGAGCGCGATAGCGAGGCTGGCCGCAGGATCCCGTGTCGCCTGTTCGGTTGCGATACCATAGACGAATATGGCACTGATGCGCTGGCGCGTGCGATGGGCCGTCTCGACGGCGCCGCGCTCTACGATCCTCTGCAAGAGTGTGAACACCGCCGGGGCGTGTATGTCATCAATCGGCTGATGCCCCAGTACCGGGAAAACGTCGCCCTCCAAATTCTCCAGCACATCTTTCGCATGGATCTTCGACCAGCGCCGCGCCTGTAGGGCGTGCCATGCCAGCCCCACCGCGCGAAAGGTCGGGCGGACGTCCACCGGCGCAGGGGCGCGCTCGAACAGATCGATGGGTTTCGGCTCGATGCCTTTGGCCAGGAGCGATTTGGCCGCGTCTCGCGCTTCGCGGGCATCTTTCAAGGATAGGGCGGGGTAGTTGCCGATCGTCAGCGTCTTCTGGACCGGCTTGCCTCTGTCATTGCGTCCGAACTGATAATTCATCCGCCAAACACGGCCACCGGCTGTCGAGACATGCAGATATAGCTGCTCGCCATCTGAAAGCTTATACGCCTTCTCGCTCGCCTTCGCGGCCCGCAGCTTCGCGTCGGTCAGCGTCCCCAT